GCGTCCCGTTGAGTGGGTGTCGAGGGCCATTGGTGGTGTAGCTTCAACCGTGGGGTGGAATAAACCCACTAATCTTGACAAGAACTGCCCGTTCATTAATGTTCCTGCTAAGGGATATACAAATGTAGACGGGATTGATCTGTCGAGTAAGCTTGGAGCCATGCCAGATAATGGCTTGACCTACGATGGCGGAATCTTTTCAACAGAGGTGGACGAGATGGACATTACTTATGTAGCGTCTAAATCGTGCATCTTCCGTTCAGCAATTCCATGGGACTTGAACTCAGCAGTTGGTGCTAATCTACATCATAATGCGGTTGCTCCAGGGCTTACGCTAGGTACTACTGTTCTGAGTCCAACAACAGTTGCTTATGTGGCATCAATGTTTCAGCAATGGAGAGGCACAATTCGGTATAGGCTTGCTGCGGCTAAGACCGCGTTCCACACTGGCAGGTTGAGAATTACTTACCATCCTGGCGTGTATGGATCAGGTGCACTTACTGGTACTGTTTCTGAGAACGCATATAATTGGATTCTCGATTTGAGTGTTTCTTCAGAGCTGGAGTTTGAGGTACCGTATGTTTCCAACGTGCCGTGGAAGGAGGTTTTTCTCGGAACACATGATAACGCAAATTGGGACCTTGAGAGATATTCAACAGGCACGATCACTATCACTGTGCTAAATGAACTTCGAAGAGCGTCCACTGCTGTTGCAGATAATGTGCCTCTTAACATGTGGATTTCTGGTGGATCGGATATCGCCTTTGCTATGCCTGACTTTGCTCGTTTCACCATTGCTGAACCTTTGACTGTTCGTGGAGACGTTCAAGAGGAGCAAGATGAAGTGGGGTGGAAAGCTCAAGTTTTCAACCTCACTTCAAGTGCAATTGAGCACAACGAGCAAATTCACGACACGTCTTCAACCGTGTTTCCAATGAGCAAGATGGATCACACAATGGCAGAACAATTGTGCATCGGAGAGAAAATCACGAGTCTTCGGCAACTAATCAAGCGTTTTGGTCTTACTTCAATTGGCAAACCTTTTCCCTATAGAGATGTCAATGGCCTTCGCTATACTTTCCCTGGACCTATCCCTCTTAATACTGATTCCTACCTTTTTAACAAGATTCAAATTGATCCGGCGTATTTCGGGGAATCATCGGCAACTGGGTCCGTACAATGGCAAAACATCGTGTACCCTGTGGAGAAGCTAGAGGACGGTACTCTGGTTGACAGCGTTTTTGATGCTGTTGCTCAGATTCCCGCTCGCTGTCCTCTCTACTACATTTCCTATCTTTATAGGTTTTGGAGGGGATCTCGAAGGTATAAATTTGCCACACCGACGACTAATGGTCTGCGTTCCACAAATCTGGGAAGTCGTCAAGCAACTTACGCCGATCAAAATCGGAGCAAATATGTGCAAGCCATCGATGGGTTTGAATATGATGCGATCCGACCATCTGATCCACTGATTGTTCGTCGTTCAACTAACATTGACGAGAACGGCAGTCTTGCAAAACCTGTCCTTGGTACTTTCACTAGTACACAAACTTCCTCCACTTTTGAACACTATGTCTACCCCGACCTCAACGGCACAATTGAGTTCGAAGTGCCGTACTACGCTCAAACTCCCATCTCTCTTGTTGGAGAAGGTGTGATTTCGGGTGTGGATGGACCGATCATCAGGAGGAGCAAGGTTGACATCATGCGTTCCCTTGATGCGAGGGGGCTGGACAGGCCGATCTATACGTATCACAACAACACAAGCTACCCGCAAAGTGCCGGCACTGAACCGGACCTTGGCGGAGTGCGCAACTGCTTCGGTGCTTACACCCTGTATGAGGCAGCTGGCGACGATTTTAGTTTCGGTTATCTTATCGGAGCTCCCCGAATTCGCCGAGTCGCACACATTTAGACTTCAGAAGAAATTTCTTAACAAGTGTCTTTCTTCTTCCTTTGTTTCCCAAAACTACCCTTAAGGTGGTCACCCTATTCGAAAGTAGGGTCCTTTTCACATTCTAGTACGATGAACCACCCACGGGGTGGACGTAATCGCGCTGGGTTCAGTGTGTCGAGGTTCAGCCTTGAGTCTTAATTGGTTTAGAAGTTTAAATTGGATTAAAATTCTTTCGTACTAGCAATTAACCCCTAGTTTTCTTATGTATTGAAATTCGATCATGATTAGGGTTTT